ATTCATATCTTGCAGAAGATATATGATCTTCTAAATCATTCATTGATCTTTCTAAACTCATAATGCTTGTTTTAGTAAATTCAATAATTTATCTCTCACAGGTTCAATACCATGATCTCTGACAGAGTCTGATAAATCCTTAGACATGTCAAGTATTACATGTGGAATATTATACTTGTCCTGATATCTCTGAGCAGCCTTTATCCCGGGCTCATCATTATCAAACAGTACAATTATCTTAGCATACTTCTCTCTAAGTCTATTTATTACAGATTCTCCAATCATTGTATTCTCACTGTCCGGAGCAATACATTCTATATTACCAATACCAAGTTTCTTGAAAGACATAAGATCTTTAAGTGAAGAAACAATCAGTAGATACTTGGAATCATATTGCAGTTGATCCATACCCTGTGTATAGTTCTGGATCTTAATGAACTTCTTCTCTGGGACTTTAGGCATGTAAATCTTATATAACTCACCATCTTGTCTAAAATAACCATAGATATAGGGTCTTGCAAACTTATAAGATGTTATACTACCATCAACTTCAGTCTTTTCCATAGTAAAGAATTCCAATGGAACAACATTGTATCTCTCCAGTATTGCTGAAGAAATCCTAAAACTCATCCAAAACTTAGAGTCTTGGGAATTCCAATGTTTCATTTGGAAATCTGTTACCTTGAACTTATCATGAAATTGTATAGGTCCTCTTTCTGCAGGTGCATTATACTTTAGATACTCTTGATAATCATGTAGTATTCTATTAACTGCTTTGAATCTTGTATCATAGTTAAATAAACATTTGACAAGTTCAATTTGATCACCTTGAAAGCCAGAAGAGAAATCTTTAAACTTATAGCAATCCCCATTGCGATAGATAAACATGCTTGGAACTTTATCCTTTACATTAAATGCAGATAGCATTTTTATATCCTGACCAATGAGTTTTTCTTTTAAGTTTAGATAATATTCAAATACCCATTCTCTGGGTACATCCTGTAAATCAGATATTAAGTTCTTTGTTGAAATCATAACCAATAAAAATAAAGGGGGGAGGCTCCTGATTTAGTTAGAAATCTCTGTTATACATTAATTTATTACTAACTCCCCCCTATTATCTAGGTAGTAGTTAGTCTAAACTAAAGTCAGAAGATGATTTTGGTTTTAAAAATACATCATCATCATCCCCAAAGGACTTAACTTCTTTAACTTCTAATTTTTTGAGATGCTTGGTTTCATCATAAGGTATAACAACACCGCCTTCAACAGCTCCAAATGCATACTTTTTACCTTCTGCTTTTGGTAACCACATATCATAGTTAGTATAACCAGTTTTACCTTCATACTCTTTACCAGCAACACAGAACTCAAGATATTTACCTCTGAAATCTGCTGTTTTATTGAATGCTTTAACAAAGTCTTCAATTGTTTCATGCTGACCATCTTGTTCAAGGAACCAAGAATCTAATTCCATAGTATGTGCAAGAGTTCTCAAGAAAATCAAAATAGATCTATCTCTTTGAATCTTAACACCAGACTTGGTCTCACCGTCAGCAAATGCATATTGGCTTGCTTTTACTCTACCAATCTGACCCGCATATCTTCCTTTGCTTTCATCATCTTTATCAATCATAAAGCCCTCAAAACCTTCAATAGGTTGAGTCTCTACATGCATCATAAGATGATAAGCACCAGGAATAAACTTGAATTCCTCAAGTTCAATGCTATTAATTTTCAATACATGATTACCTGGAGTAATTGTTTTTGGTAGTCCTGAGCCTGCTGTGCCCAAATCAGTTGTGCTTAATGCCATTTTTCTTTGTTTTTAATAATTAAATAAATACTTTGTCCCAGTGGAACTCAAGTTCTCCTTTTTCATTCATCTCTGTAACTACTATCTCTTCATTTCTTAGATGTTCTGGTCTTGCACCACAAGTAACCTCTTCATTTGTCTTAAAAGACAAAATAGTTTTGTTACCTTTTCTATACATATAGCCAATTGCATCTGCATTAGCACAGATTAGAGACTTAATCTTACCTGTCAAATCTATGTTTGCGGCAAGAACCATCTCTCCCTTATCATCAACTTGCTTGTCTTTAATATGACCAGACAAAATAATGTGGGGAGCTAATGTATCAATAAAATCTAAAACTTGAAAGAAAGCTTGTCTTAAATATAAATATCCCGCACCATTTGGTAGAGATAATACATTGTCACCATCATAGTTTTTACCCATGCTTGTATTCTTGTAAAGCTTGATAGCTAAAGGCATTACCATATCTTCTAATGCAGTTACAGTATCTATTGTAACATATTTGTATGGATTGCCTGCAGCTTTAATTGCTTTACCTGCATCAAGTAATTCTTGAAGAGTGCTAATTTTTACTTTAAGAGCTTCTACATAATCAGCACCATTCTCTAAATCCAGAATCAAATTATCTTCTAGACCTGCAAATGATGTTGTTTTACCTGTCTTAGGCTTTGAATAGATAACCAATCTCTTTGGATTAACTCTTTCAGCCTTAACTTTTTTAGTTGGAAGTACTATACTCATTTTATCTTAGTTGCTAGTTTTTGAAAATCTGTTGCAATTCTTAAAAGAATATCAGAAGCTGTTTCTTCAACATCTAAACTTACTTCTTTAAGCTTTGGAATGAACTCATCCTCAAAATCTGGAAATACAGAAAGAGTTACTTGCTCTTTAGGAGCTTCAGCTTTTCTTTTCTCATAAAGATTTTGTGTGATCTCAGAACCATCAGGCATAATAACCATTAACTCAGATAATGGAATAGTATAGGCAAAATAATTTTCACCATTAGAATTTGTACCTTCTTTCACATCATATTCTTCTGCAAAATAAGGATTGTGTTTGTACTTAAAGAGTGGTCTATCTTCAAAGGCATGTTCAATGCCTGTTTCTTTACCAAGTGCATCTCTCATAATGTCAATAAACTCAATATAGATATCTTCTCCTCTCTTTAGTTCACCCTCAAATAACTGGACTTGTCTACCATACTTACCTTTCTGAAAGAAAGCAGTCTTGATAGTAAAGAAAGGATCAGTTACTTGAGCTTTACGGAATTTGTCCATGTGATGGGCAAAGAATTCCTTTTCTTTTTCTTTTCTACTCATACTTAAATTTTAATTGTTTTACTTGCTTGGGCTGGAGTTGCTATTTCAATAATTCTCATGGAGTGTCTATCAAGCTTGAAGAAGCTAATCCTAGTGGTACCATTTCTAGATTTAAGGAAGTGAAACACAAGAGTGTCTTCATCACTAATTATAAATCTCTCTGGACCATACTGTCTAATCTTTCTGATAGAGGGTTTATTAATACCCAACACTACATCAGCATGTTGCAATAAAGCATCTGCTCCAAATAAATCAGAATCTAATACATAATTTCCATAGTCACCATCTTTAGACCTGTCTGGGTTATCTATGTTCCTATTCAACTGACTTAAGATAAGAAACGCCACAGGATAATGTTTCTTCATATATGTCATGGCTTCACCAAGAGCATATAATACTTCAAACTTATCCTTCTGACCTTTACCTACTTTAAATAAAGCTGAGTGGTCAATAGTAACCAGAGTATTTGTGTAGTTACCTGCTTCATCTTTGTGAGCTTCCATATAATAATGTATAGTTGCACACATCTCATCTACAGTACATGGATCATATACTACATCAATAATGTCATTTCTAGAACTATCTTCATAGTACTGGACACATCTTAGGTATAGATCCTTATCTACCGGTTCACCTTTACTCATTAATGTATTGTAATCAGCACCTGTATTCAGACTCAACTTTCTGATACCATTGGTCTCATCAAGCATTTCAAACTGGAACTTAAGTACTCTAAACTTATGGTCTTGGTTCTCTTCAATAATATCAGAGATTAACTGCTCCATAAATAAAGTTTTACCTGTTCCAGGCCTAGCACCTACAACGGTGATAGTTCTCCATTCCAATCCATCACAGAAGGCATCATTAAATTTGGGCCATGAACTTTTAAGTGACTTTAGCTCACCAGATCTTCTAGCCTTCATCTTAAGAAGGGCTTTTCTAAGAGCGTCTCTTTCACTCACAGGCTTCAGAGCCCGGGCACCGTTAAATAAATCTGCCATACATTTGGATTAAGTTGTTAACTTACTTTTTACATCATTATAGATGTAGTGAGATAAACCCACTATAAATTCAATTGTTAAAAATTGTAATGGATTCATGTCAACAAGACATGTTTTAACTAACAACCAGGAAATTAGACTTCCTGTAATAGCAATGAAAAATAACTTAGTTTTAATCATACAACGTGTTCTTTAAAATAGTTTGGTTCTTCATAATCATCTGCTTCAATCATATCACAATAAGTTGCTAGAGTTGAATCCCAGGTTTTATCTGTATTCTGTTTTCTAACAAAGTATTGAGAGTTTCTCATGTAGTTGTATCTATTCATAGAATATTCATCTACATACTTATCAGTAGCTTTTAACACAGTATCCCATGAATAACTGAAATTCTCAAAGAACCATCTAAAAGCATTCTCAAGACCCTTAACATTTACTCTTGCAGGTACACCACTAGGTAATTTACCCTTTGGAAACAATTCATTGTAAAGTTTAATATTGTCTAGAAAGTCATCTCCCATTAGATTCTTAGAAGTTTTCTTCTTAGATTTCTTGAAGTAACCGTCAATTTCTTCTATAAATTTAAGGCTATTACCTGACAATTCCAAGGATTCCATCAGGTAATTACCTGATAATAATTTAGAAACTTCAAGGGAAGTATTAACTGATTTATCTGGGACAATGTTATTATGCATGCAGTATAATACATAAAATGCATTAGGTGTTAAACCTGCTTTAGTTATCTTAAAAAAGATTTCTTCCATTACCAAATGATTTTATAGTTATACAAATGCTGTACAGTATCTCTAACTTCACCAAAGACACCTTTAGAATCCCATTTGCTACCATTATAAGCAGCACTTGCGGGATGTGAGACCATAAATTTAGTACAATTTTCTCCACATACATCTGCCCACTCCTGAGATTTTTTACCCATATAGACATAAACTAATCCTGGATGAAAGTTCTTTAGATAATCAAATACATAAGCTACAAATGGAGCCCAGATCTCATAATGCTTACCAATCTTACCTACTTCAGTTGTAAGAGCTGTATTTAGCATAAGTATACCCTGTCGGGTCCATTTTGTTAAATCTAGAGGTCTTTCATACCCGTCCGGGTATAATTTCTCAACTTCATCAAGAATAAATCTTAGTGAAGGTTGTTCTTTCTCAGATTTACTACAACTAAATGCAATACCATCTGCTACACCAATTGTGGGATAAGGATCTTGTCCTACTATAACTACTTTAAGTTCATCATAAGGACATTCCTCAAAGGCTCTAAACACATCTTTCAATATAGGAGTAAATCTTTTACCACTGTTTGAAACATTATATAAATCAGTAAGAATCTTTTCAAACTCTAAACTAAATATAAAAGGTTTAAGAACTCTACCCCAACCACTAGGCTCAAGTTTATTAAATATTTTTTGTTTATAATCATCAACGTCTAACATATTAATCATAATAGTGTATATTTGTTAAAAAAGTATAATATAATGGCTACAGTAAAAGAATTAAAGGACGATGCCCTTGTTAATATAGAAGTAAATAAAAGCTTCTATTTTATGGTTAAGAATACTTTATTTTACTTATTTCGTGTAATGGATGTAAAAGAAGAAGAGAGAGAAGATGTTCTTAAACAACTCATGTCAAAAACATTTAATGACATGACTCATTGGGAACAAGCTTTCTATACTACAACATTAATGCTTGCAGAAATTGAAAGACAAGCAGCAATCACAAATCAATATCAAGAAGTTGAAATTGATAATCCTACCCAAGATTAAGATTAAAGTCTCTTCCTATTTCTACACAGGACTCTATAGCTAGAGCCAATTCCATTTTACTACAGTCAGCAAAAGATTTACAAATCTCTGCATCTCCTGCATCATAACAAAGACCAGCATGGGTCTTAATAATCCTTTTCATTTCATCAAAAGTATAGCCAGATTCTTGTGCTAATGTACGTATACATGCATGCACTTTAGCAATCTGAGCTAATGAGGCATTGTCAGAAGTTAAGCCCATAAAGACTTCAACCTGCTGTCCATCAGCCAGTTTATCAATAAAGATCTGAAAATTTAATTTGGATTTATCATCAGGATAAACTAACTTACCTCCGCGTTTAACTAATTTAGTAGTAAACATAAGCTGATTTTTTTGTATATTATTAATAGATATGGAAAGAATTCCTGGAAATAATAGTCAGATAAGTAAAGATACTCAGATAGTATTAGATTACCTAGAAAGATTCCCAGAAGCTCCTTCAAAAACTCTAGCCAGAAAAATATATTCTGAAAATCCTGTTCTTAATTCACTTGAATCTGTCTATGGTAAAGTAAGATACTATAGAGGTCAATACGGCAAAGCACATAGAAAAAGCTTACATAATAAACAATTTCAAAAAGAACTTAAAGTTGAAATAAACATGAAAGAAAAATTTCTACCAGAGTCTTATGCAACTAAGCGTGATACTTTTATATTCCCATCAGGTTGCAACTCAGTAGGAGTTATTGGTGACCTTCATATACCATATCAAGATAATGATGCTATAGAAGCAGCATTTGATGAGATGGAAAAGCAAAACATAGAGTCTTTACTTATCAACGGTGACATGTTAGATTTTTACCAACTTTCTTTCCATGAAAAAGACCCAAGAATGGTTCACTTTAAACAAGAAATAGAAGCAGGTAGACAATTCTTAGATTACTGCAGATCTAGATTCCCTGGTATTCCTATTTACTTTATCCCAGGTAACCATGAAAATAGATTTGAAAGATACCTTAGAGTTAAGGCATCAGAACTATTAGACATGGATGAATTCAGACTAGATGTACTTCTACATGTAGCTGAATATGGTGTACAATATATTCCATTTAGATCTAAAGTTGTTTTTGGTGACTTCCTTATAGAACATGGAGACAAAATACCAGGTGCAGGTGGTGTAGTACCAGCCCGTACTGCTCTAATGAGATTAAAAACTAATTGTCTTATAAATCACTTTCACAAAACTAGTTCTAGTTCACAAAGAGTGTATGGTCCTGATGACTCTACAACTATTCGTGGATATAGCCTTGGTTGTTTATGTGAACTTACTCCAGAATATTTAGAAATAAATGAATGGAATCATGGGTTTGCTATTCTAAAAAGAAATGGTAACTTAGTACAAGTTAACAATTACAAAATAGAAGGTAACCAAATAGTCTGATGTTTCTACCAATTGAATTTAAAGATGAAGATGGCCCATACATTGAGCATCTTAATGTTACTCACATAACAAGAATATCTTTTGTTAATCCAAGAAATCCAGATGCTGGTAGTAAAATACATCTCCGTACAGGAGAAATACTAAAGACTACTATG